AAATCGCCAGCACGTCGCGCAGCGCCTGCAGGCCCGGCGCGTCCAGGCGCATGCCCTGCCCGGCCTTGAAGCGGTTTGCCGCGGCGACCATGGCCGCGATCGATGCGGTGACGGTCGGCATCACCTCGAGTGGGTCGAGCTTCCTGAGGTTCAGCGCGAGCGTCTCGACGGTGTTGATCGCATCGGACAGCGAGCGCCACTCCTCCTCGCCCGGATGCGATCCGGCGACCATCGTCTGGAGCGAGGAGAGGAATTGCCCCATCACGCGGTCGCGATCGGCCTTCGGTGCCGGCCTCAGCATCGACAGCGGGTCGGAGATGACCGCCTTCGGGCGATATGCGCTGCGCTTTCTCACGCTGACGCTCCTTCGCAGGTCTTCAAGGTCTGCTGCTGCAGCTGGCGCTGGTCGAGCACTTCGGCCGCCCACGTCAACCGCTGGTCATCAACGTGCCGGCCCGCCCGCTCCTCGGCGAACACACGGCGCGCGATGTCGCGGACCATCTCGTCACGTTCCTGCTGGTTCACTCGAACGCTCCTTCGGACTTGCTGACCGCCTTGCCGATCGACTGCACGTCGGCCGTCGAGTCGGTCCACTGCTGAAACTGGCCGTAGAAGTCGAGCGGCACGCGCTTGCCGCGCTCGCCCTGGCGGTTCTTGAGCACCGTGAGCGCCATCACCTTGCGGTCGCTCCAGTGGCGCGCGACCCAGAGGCCGAAGACCGCATCCGCGTCCTGCTCGATCGCGCCGCTGTCGCGCAGGTCGCCGAGCGTCGGCTCAGGCGTCGATCGCTTCTCGACCTCGCGGCTGAGCTGGGAGAGCAGGACGACGGTGATGCGCAGCTGCTTGGCCAGTGCCTTGAGCCCGCGGGTGATCTCCTCGAGCTCGGTGTTCCGGTTCACGCCCTTGCCGGGGTTCTGGCCAGAGCACAGCTGCAGGTAGTCGATGACCAGCAGCTTCAAGCCATCGCGGCGCAGCGCGAAGGCCTTCGCGCGGATGTCGGCAAGGGTGAGCGCGGCCTGGTCGTCGATCCACAGCGGCAGCTTCCCGAGCATCTCGACGGCTGCCGAGAGCCGGCCCCAGCTCATGTCCGAGAGCCGGCCGCGCTGCATCTCGCCGTAGTCGACGCCGCCGAGGTTCGCGAGTGCGCGGTCGGCGACCTCCTCGCCGGGCATCTCCTGGGACAGCACCAGCACGCCGCGGTTGAGCACCTTCGCGTGGTGCAGGCCGAACTGCAGGGCCAGCGAGGACTTGCCCACCGATGGCCGTGCGGCGAGCACGTAGACGCGGCCCTCCTGGAAGCCGCCGTTGAGCTGCTCGTCGAGGTCGGTCAGGCCGGTCGGGAAGGCCACCGGGATCTCACCGGTGGCGATGTCGTTGAAGTGGTCGATCCGCTTGACCGCCAGCTCTGCCGCCTGCACCGGGCCCTGCTTCAGGCTGCCCTGCTGCACGCGGTCGAAGAGCGCCACGCAGCGCTCGATGCGGTCGTTCGCCGTGCCGCCGGCGCCGAAGGCGATGGTGGCTGCCTCGTCCGATGCTGCGACCAGCGCGCGCTGCAGCGCCTTCTCGCGCACGATCTCGGCGTAGCGGCGGATGTTCGCCGCGCTGGGCACGCTCGACGACATCGCGTTGAGGTACGACATGCCGCCGACGTCGGTGTCCTTGCCGCTCTCGCGCAGCGCCAGGGCGACGGTGATGACGTCGGCCGGCTTGTTCGCGTTCACCAGCGCGCCGATCGCCGCGAAGGTGAGCCGGTGCTCGTGGCGGTAGAAGTCGGACTCGTGCAGCAGGTCGCCGACGCGATCCCACGCCGAGTTGTCGAGCAGCAGGGCTCCAAGCACGCTCTGCTCGGCCTCGATCGACTGCGGCGGCACGCGCAGCATGCCGATCTGCTCGTCGCGCGGGTGGTGGTCCATGGCGTGTGCGCTCATGCGGCCTCCGAGGTCGTCTTCTCGATGACCTGCTTCAGACCCTTCGGCGAGACGAGGTAGTCGAAGTCGGCACGCCAAGCGTCATGGCCCGGGCCGGGCTTGCGGCGGCCCATGACGAAGTCGTTGTCGCGTGCCCTGGCGAAGTAGCCCGAGATCCACTGCAGGGCCTGCTCGGCGGTTTCAGCGCGCGCCGTGCCATCGCTCTTGCGGCTGCTGAGGACCCAGCCCCAGAGCGAGCGCATCGCCTTCTGCCGGGTGACCCACGTCGGGCCGTCCCGGAGTCGAACCTTCGGCAAGGACGGCAGCTCGCGGTGGTAGGCGTCGACGATGGGGCCGTAGGGGCAAGGAATCGTCGGATGCTGGCTGGCGGGTTGGCTCGGCGATGCCGAGTCGACGAAACCCGAAGGGTTCTTCTCTGCTCCTGCTCCTGCTCCTGCTCCTGCTCCTGCTCCTGCTCCTGCTCCTGGCTTCGATGGGGCTTTGGTAGGGGCTTGTCGCGGAAGGTCTGGAAACAGGCTCGGCTCGCGGTCGCCGACCCGCCGCGTGGTCAGGTGGAAGGCCTGCTGGTACCGAATGAACCAAGCCTCCAGGAACGGGTTGTCAGGCAGGCCGTCGTAGTCCTTCTGGATGCCCTTGCACCGTAGGTCGGCCGGCTTCAGTTCATCGGCGATCTGCCATGCGGCCATCTCCATGACGAAGACCATCTCCGTCTCGCCGTCGTACTGGCAGAACCCGACTTCGATGCATGCCTGAAGCCCCTTCGTAGCCCCGTCGATGCCCAGCCCGGTTTCGTGGGCCATGAAGAGAAGCGGCTGGTAGTAGAGCCCGAGCATGTTCGAGCCCGGGGAACTGACCAGATACAGCGCAACGATGACGGCTTCGGAGCCCCTTTTGCGGAGCGCCTTGCCTGTTTCGCCCGTCCAGAAGGTCGGTGCGAGCTTGGCGTATTCCCTCATTCCCTGCCCTTGTTCTTGATGCGCTTCGCCTTGCGCTTGAGTGAGATCTCGGCCTGCTCCGCGGCGCTGAGCGCGCTGCGCGTGCCGCCGTTCGCGTCGTCGGCAAAGAAGCGGGTAAGCCGCCAGCCAGGCGCGACGTGCGCGCGGGCTTGCCAGCCGTGTGTGTGGTTCGACGGGTTGTCGATGCGCTGGACGCTCATCGCTGAGACTCCCCGCGCAGGCGCCGCCACTGCTCGAGGAACGAGTCAGGAGGTGGCGGCTCGACGGCCGGATCAAATCGGCGCGCCGGGCTGACCTCGAAGACGGACCCGCGCAGCGGTGACTGGATGCGGTGGGCCGGCTTCGGGTCCGCAGTGGCGATGCGCACGCCCTTGCCGAGCGAGAAGTACAGCGACGGCATGCGGCCCTGGTCTTCTGTGATGCGACGCACCAGGGCGCCGCCGTTCACCGCCGGCGTGAGGAACGCCACCGCCTGCTTTCGATGGAAGCCACAGGCCTCGCCGAGCTCGGCGGCAGTGCACTCCTGGCCTTCCGGCAGCGTACGTAGGTGCTTGATCACGCGATCGGCCACGCTGCCAGGCTTGGGCACGAAGCGACGGTCGGTCACCTTGCCCTCCGGAGCCACGCAGCCTGGTGCGATCGGCAGATGAAGCCGTCTCTCATACCGAGGCGCCCTGAAGCACGCGCCGCAGCGCAGCGTTCTCTTCGCGCAGCAGGCGGTTCTCGCGCTGGACCTCGGACTCGCGCTTGTGCACGCTGGAGAGGTCGTAGCCGCGCGCGTGCAGCATCCACAAGAGCGGCGCGTCGTTGCCGCACAGGTCCATCAGCGCGACGAACTTGGGCCAGACGATGCCCTCGGCGCCGGACTCCCAGCGCGACCACTGCGCCTTGTCGGCCTTCAGCTCGGCCTGGATCTGCTTCGGCTCAAGACCGGCCGCACGTGCGCACAGCGCGATGGCGCTGCCCAGCGTCGTCTCGCGCGAAACCTCGAGGGGGGTGATCTCCACGGGTAGGCCGAGCTGGCTCATCTCACCACCTCGCAACCGTGTTGTGTGGCGTTGAGTGGCTCCAGCGCCCGAGACTTCGGTTCCATGAGCACAGCACTCCTACGAGCAGAGAAGAACCCGGCCGGCCGACGCGCTGCCAATGGCCCGCGCCGACTTCCGGGCGGCGCGGGCCTGTCTCAGGGAGGAGGAGACGTCGGTCGCCAAGCGGCGCGCCATGTCGCGGCCGGCCGGGCAAAGGGAGGGAGCAGCGATGTCGGCCGCGAGTGACGCCATCTGGGCGCGCCGCGCGGTGAAGCGCATGCTCCGAAGGGTTCGGCGGTGGACCTCCGCCGGAATCGTTCTGTGAAGCCCGGCCATGGCTCAGGCCGCCTTCGGTTCGGGCTCTGCCGCGGCCTCCGTGGTCGCCTGCTCGGCCAGCACGTTCGGAGCACCGGCCGCGCCGATCAACTCGGGCCAGATCAGATGCCAGTCCGACGCGCGCAGCTCCCAACGGCGGACCTTGCGCTCAGTATCCAGCTCGATCGCCGTCGCAAGGATCGGAGCGCACGGCTTGTAGCCGAGCGCCACGTTGTTCAGGTGGCCGAGCGTCGACTCGACGCGCGCAGCGAAGGCTTCGCGCGTGGGGCGGTCTGGCAATGACTTGAGGAACGTCTTGAGGTCCATGGCCGCGATTACACCAAATGGTGTCGCCAGTGTCAACACTGTTTGGTGTCACCTCGGGCGTTCACTCGACACCATGGGTGAAGAGGCATTGATCCGGCGCGAAGCGCTGCTCGCGGTGTTGAAGTCGCGTGGCCTCAAGGAGATGCACGCGCAGGTGGCGTACCTGTCCGACTTGCGCGACTCCGACGATCGCATCGCTCGGGACACCTACTGGCGCGATCTGCTGAAGGGAAACAAGTCCTTCGGTGAGAAGATGGCGCGCAAGATCGAGGCGGCTATGGAGCCTCCGCTACCGCGCGGCTACCTCGACGTGCCGCCAGGCCGGGCCGGTGCCGGACCCCAGCCCGACATCGTGCTGTACGCCGGCGGCGAGGTCGCGGTGATCGAGGCCAAGAAGTCGAAGCCAGGCGCTCGGGGCGAGCCGCCCAAGCCAGACGCGAAGTTCACCGACCGGCGCTTGCCGCCCACGGAGAGCGAGTGGGCCATCCTCGACAGTCTGCGGACCTTCCCCGAAGAGGAGCGAGAGCGCGTGCGCACAGAATTCAAGCAGAAGGCGGACTACTGGGAGCGGATCGCAAAGGACCTGCTCAAGCACCGCGCAGGGAGTTGACTTGGCCGATCCGAGAGTGAGTCCGGCGCGCACGCGAGGCGTGTCGCTGCTTTGGGTGATCCTGGCGCTGGCTATCGCTGCCCTCGTCGGCGCGAAGGCCTGGAGCGACGCAAAGAAGCGCAGCCGCGAGGCGGCTGTAGCGGCTGAGCAGAAGCGCCAGACCAGCGCGACTATCAACCGCGAGCGTGAGGAGTTTGAGGCGAAGGTCGCAGCCGAGAAGTCGAAGAGCGAATACGCGAAGGCCTCTGATGCGCTCGCGGCAGCTCAGGCGCGGTGGAAGGACGCCCTCCGGGTGGCCGACGCCACCTCGAGGGTTTCGCTCTCCGGACCGGTTTCGAACCTGCAGACGATTCGTCGCGAGACAGAAGCCCTGATGCTGCCCGAGTGCCTGGGCGCGGCGAGGAAGAAGCTCGCCGAAGGCATGCAGGTGCAGATCGACGGCTTCCTGACCTTCATGGCCAACACCGGCGAGATGGGAAAGATCCTGGCCGGAGGCAAGCTCGAAGACGGCGCAAAGCTCGTTCAGGACGCTCAGGCCGAGGCCGAGCGCTGCCAGCCGGCCACCTGACGCCCTCCCCCTCCTGATCCGAGCCCGCCGCGTGCGGGCTTTTTCACGTGCCCCGGAAGTACGTATGCGATTACGCAATCGTGCCGACACCGTTTGGTGTTGACAAGCGCGACACCGTTTGGTGTAATTCTCTTCAACGCCCCACCGTTCGGGGCGCTGGAGCGAAGAGATGCAGACCCCGGTTCCCCAGCATGCAACGATCGACGAAGCCGTCCGCGCCGTCACGGCGTTCGGCAGCTTCGCCGACCTGAAGGACACCCTCCCGAGCTACGCACCCACCTTCTACGCGCGCCGCTTCAGCAAGGACGAGCAGGCCGCCGCGCGCCGCGTGGCTGAAGCCTTCAACGCCTGGGCCTCGCGTCCCGAGAACGGCCGCGGTCGGCTGGCGGAGGTGGTGCTGTGATCGTCGCAAACATCGGTGGCGACGCGTTCGCCCTGGCATCCATTGCGGATGCGCACCAGCTGCTCGAGATCCTGGAGCGGGCCAAGCTCGTCGAAGAAGGCACCGTCAGCCAGAACTACGACCGGCGCTACTTCCTCACGGACGGCTTCCGTCGAGACACAGAGATCAAGATCGTCGCGCACGAGGCCTTGACGCGGGAGGAATTCAACCAGCTGCGCGAGAAGAACGGGGTGCCTGCATGAACGCGCTGCGCATCCACGTCGACCCGACGCTGCCTCCGGCGCAGTTCAACGTCGCCCTGAAGCGTGAGGCTCAACGGGTCCGCGAAGAGCGCCGCCTGATCCGCATGTGGGACCAGATCCGCGAGCGTCGCATCCAGACCGCTCAGCAGGCCTTCGAGCGCATGGGCTGGACTCCCGAGATGGCGCGCCAGATGGCCGAGAGCAACGTGTCTGGGATGGTTGTGGCATGAGCGCGCTGCACCTCCACCTGGCGCGCGAAGCCGCGCTGCACGCCGCCTGGGAAGCCTTCCTCGCCGACGTACCGATGTCATGGGTGCGGGCATGACGAGCGCCGTCTACCGCTTCCTGCTCGTCGAGATCGTCTGCATCTTCGGCGCGCTGCTGGCCGTGCACTGGGTTGTCTCGTGATGGCAGAACTCAAGACCGCACGGGGTGACGTTGTCCTCATCGACGACGAAGACCTGGGCATCGTAGGAAGGCGTGCCGTGTTCTTGAGCAAAGACGGTTATCCGTCAATTGCGAAGAACAACAGCCGCGTTGAACTCCATCGTCTGCTGATGGGATGCCCGAAAGGATTGATCGTTGATCACATCAATCGCAACAGGCTCGACTGCCGTCGCAAAAACTTGCGCTTGACCGACGCCATTGGAAATTCCAGGAACCGCAGCAAGCAGAGCGGCACGAGTTCGCGATTCAAGGGCGTCACTTGGAACAAGGACGTGTGCAAGTGGCAAGTGCTCGTGCGCGGTGTCTACGTTGGGATCTTCAACAGTGAAGAGGACGCTGCTCGCGCGTACGACAACAAGGCATCCAGTGAATACGGCCCGCTGGCCTGTACCAATCATTCTTTGGGACTCCTCTCATGAGCCGACTGCACTCCGCCACCTACACGATCCCGCTGCACCGCCCGTGGTGGTCGGCCGTCTGGCGCGCGCTGCAAGTGCGCTGGCTGCGCCACCAGCGGCAGTGCATCGTCGACGAGGTCGAGGGCTACCTCGAAGCCGGCGTGAAGCTGGGCCCGGACTACATCCGCACCTGCAGCGAGCAGATCGCCGACTACGACTCGCGCATCGCGCTGCTGGAGGTGGCCTCGTGAGCGCCGAGAAGCTGATCGCCAGCATCAAGGCGCAGGCCGAGACGCACTGCTTCGACCCGCTGGCCCGCGCGCAGTACCAGGTCGAGATGCTGCAGGGCGCGCTGCGCCGGGCGGTGCCGGCCGTGGAGATGCTGGACCTGCTGCTCTCGCGCGACGTGGCGATCTACGCCCACGAGATCACCATCCCGCTGCACAGCCACGGCGACGCGATGCGGATGCTGGCCGAGGCGCGCGCGCTGGCCAAGCACGCCAAGGAAGGTACCTGATGGCCACCTCTGCCAGCCGCAGGACCTACATCGGCGGCACGGACGCCAGCGTGATCCTCGGCGTGCACCCGCGCCGCACCGCGGTCGACCTCTGGCTGGAGAAGACCGGCCATGCCGTGCATGCGCCGGAGAACGCGCAGCTCGAAGCCCTGTTCAAGAGAGGCCGCCGGCTGGAGCCGGTCATCCTGGAGATGACCGTCGACAAGCTGCGCGACCGAGGTCACCACGTCAAGGTGCTGGCCAAGAACCGCCGCTATCGCGACGCGAAGCACAGCTTCCTCGCGGCCGAGATCGACAGCGAGCTGGAGATCGACGGCGAGGAGGTGAACTGGGACGGCAAGAGCGTCCACTACTCGCAGGCCGACAAGTGGGGCGAGCCCGAGTCGGAGGACATCCCGATCCACTACGCCGCGCAGTTCATGCACGGCTTGATGGTGCACCCCGGCCAGCGCCAGCGCACGCTCGTCTCCGCGCTGCGCAGCCTCGACGACGTCGACCTCTACTGGACGCGCCGCGACGAGGTGACGATCGCCGCGATGCGCGAGCGAGAAGTGCGCTTCTGGACCGACAACGTCAAGGCCAAGGTGCCGCCGGCGCCGACCAGCCTGGAAGACATCCGCGGGCTGTTCCCGAAGGCCAAGCCCAGCAACATCGAGGCGACGCCCGAGATCGCCGCCAAGGTCGCCGAGCTTCGCGACCTGGCCAAGCAGATCAAGGACCTCGAGGAGCGCGAGACGGTGCTGCGCTTCCAGATCTCGCAGTTCATGGGCGACCACGCTCTGCTGACGCTCGGCGTGCGGGACCTCATGAGCTTCGACGAGCAGGTCCGCTCCAGCTTCGACCTGCACTCCTTCCGGCGCAAGCACGCCGACTGGGAGGAGATGTTCACCCGACGCAGCACCACCCGCGTGCTGCGCTTCGCCGCCAAGCGCGGCTGACCCTTTCCCACCACCACAGAGGACGAGAGACGCATGAACACCGCATTGCGTGAAGTGGCCACCGGCCAGGCCGGCCAGAAGCCGCAGCAGGGCATCCTGACGATGCTCGATAACCCGAGGGTCGCCAAGGGCATGGCGGCCGTGGCCGGCAAGTTCCTGTCGCCCGACAAGATGCTTCGCCTGTGCATCAACGCCGTGCACAAGACGCCGGACCTGATGAAGTGCGACCCGAAGACGGTGCTGGGCGCCATGATGGCCTCGGCCGCGCTGGACCTTGAGCCGAACACGGTGCAGCAGCAGGCCTTCCTGATCCCGTACGCGAGGAACAAGAAGGTCGGCGACGAGTGGGTGAAGGTCTACGACTGCCAGTTTCAGATCGGCGCCCGCGGCTTTCGCACGCTGGCCTACCGCTCGCCGCGCGTGAGCTCCATCGAGGCCGGCTCGATCCGCCACGGCGACCACTTCAAGAACCGCATCGGCAAGGGCGGCGGCTTCGAGTATGAGATGTCGCTGGCCGAGCGCGGCCCCCTCATCGGCGCGTGGAGCTACGTCCAGCTGGTCGACGGCGGCGAGCTGACCTGCGTGCTGCCGCTGGACGAGGTCATGAAGATCCGCGGCCGCAGCGAAACCTTCCGCGCTCTGACCGCGGCGATCGAGAAGGCGCGCGACGACAAGGATCGCGCCCGCGCCGAGGCGAAGCTGGCCGAGACGCCGTGGGTGATGTGGCTCGACGACATGGCCGCGAAGTCCGCCACGAAGAAGCACGCCAAGCAGCTGCCGCTCGAAGGCGCGCCGCAGCTGGCTGTGGCCGCGGGCCTGGACGACGCGGCTGACGCCGGCGGGCTGGATCTCGGCGCGCTGACCGATCCCGACCTGGTGCGCGAGGTCGCCGAGGGCGCCGCCGACGCGCCGCAGGCACTGACCGACGACACCGCTGGCCAGGCGGAGCGAAGCATGGAGGCGTTCGGCACCACGCAGCGCAAGCCCGAGCAGGTGGCCGCCGAGCAGCAGCAGCCGGCCAAGGCCGCGGAGGCGAAGAAGCCCGCCGCTGGTCGGGCCGCTGCGCCGAAGCAGGAGGCGCTGCCGAAGGTCACCTACGCGCAGCTGGCCGACGCGATCACGAAGGCCAAGAACCGCGACGACGCGGCCATGGCGCTCGACGAGGGCCGCGGGCTGCCGGACGACCAGCGCAACGACCTGTCCGCGCTGTTCAAGCGCACATGGCCGGCGGAGGGCTGATCCATGGCGACCAAGCGCATCTACACCGTCTGCGACAACAAGACCGGCACGACCCGCCTCGTGCGGTCCAGCCATCCGAACGCCGCGCTCATGCACGTCGCGCGCAGCGCCTGGGGCGTGCGTGTCGCCACGCAGACCGACCTGGAGCAGGAGTTCAAGGCCGGCACGAAGGTCGAAGAGGCCGGCGAGAAGGCCGACGCCAGCGAGGGCGCGCAGCAATGAGCACCTCGAACCTGCGCGACCAACTGCAGATTGCCCGCATCAACCGCACGAAGCAGCGCGTGCACACCTGGTGGCATCGGGAGCACTGCGAGGCCTGCAAGGGCCGGCTGGGGCTGCCCGAGCTGATTGCCCGCACCGGCGCTTCGGTGCGCGGCGAGATCGAGCCCGACACCACCGCTTTCCACGACGCGCCGCCGAAGGCGCACTGACTGTCACCACCAAGGAGCCGACAACCATGTTCTCCCTCTTGAAGCCGACCGACGTCAAGGTCAAGAACGTCATCACCCTGAGCCAGAAGAACCGCAAGCCTGACGAAAAGCCGGGCGTGAAGCTGAAGCTCGACATGCAGCTTCCGACCGACGCGCTGGAGCACTTCGGCGCGCACCTCACGGAGTTCATGTACGAACCACCCACCGAGACGAAGGAGAACCAGGCCACGATCGAGGGCGTCGAGCCGGCGCCGAAGAAGTCCGCGCGCCTGACGCAGCTGGGCGCCAAGATCGCCAAGCTTCCGCTGACCTTCGAGATGACCGGCTACACGACCGAGATCATCATCGGCACCGGTCGCAAGGAATCGAACATCCTGATCAAGGACTGCATCCTCAGCGACTGGGTGCTGCAGTTCAAGGAAGGCGGCACCGTGGTGGCCGGCTGCTCGCTCGAGTCGCCCGACGTCTCGAAGGCGATGCTCGGCGAGCTGGGCTCGATGAAGAGCCGCACCATGCCGATGACGATGACGCCGCCGAGCGTGGTGCAGACCGAGATCGGCGACGGCGCATCGGACGTTGGCGGCGACGTCAAGCCCGCCGAGCCGCGCAAGCCTGGCGCTGCGGAGAAGCACGCCGCCGCGCGCGCCGGCAAGGACATCGGCCCGGCGCCGGCGCACAAGGCCGCCACCCCCACCGTCTCGAAGGACGGCGCCTGGCCGTTCCCGAAGAAGGTCAAGGGCGATAACCCGGCGACACCGGAAGCGGCGCTGGCGGCGTCTGGCCGGCCGGCGCAGAGCCGGACCGCGCGCGGCCGGGACAAGACCAAGGCAGCGCTGGAAGCCGGTGCGGCGGAGCATGCCGCAGCCGCTGGAGAAACCGCATGAGCGGCGTGCAGTCCGAGGTGAACAGCTACCTCAGCGCCGAGCGCATCGACGCGCTCGATGTGGCGCTGGCCAAAGTGGCTCTCCGGATTTCCATGTGGATTCCTTCATTTCCGTGTATAGTCTGAAAACGGATTAACGTGTGGAAAGTGAATCATGAAAGCTTACGCGATGGTGCAAAAGCGGTACTCAACACAGGCCCTCAGTTCCATGCGCTTTGTGCGCGATGGCAGCCGGATGGTGAAGCGTGGCGCCTGCCGGCGTGAGATGGCCGAGGCCACCAGCTTGGACGGCCAAACCTGGCGGGTTCGTCCCCTTGAGAAGGGGTGGCGGTCATGAGCGCCGGAACGCTGGTCTGTTGGCGACGCGACGGGACCCCGAAGATCGCACGGGTGTTGACTGGGCTGGATCAGGCGATCAACGAGCTGGAGCACAGCGCCGAAATGCTTGCGGAGGCCTACAAAGCCCTGATCGAGCAAGCCGACCAAATCGAGTGGCGCGACGAGGGAACCGCAGAGCACCTGCGCACCGTTGCCGCTCGCTGCCGGTGGCAGGAGCGGGATGCCAGAACCATGATTGCCAAGCAGACGGCGGAGGTCTGACCCATGAACATCCATGAAACGTCCGGCGCGGCCGATCCACTGCAGCCGAAAGCGCCCGACCAAAGGTTCTCGGTGAACATCTCGGACGACCCCAACCTGCTGGCTCGGGCGATGAGAGCCGAGACGGAGAACGCATTCCTGCGTGCTGCCATCGGCGAGGCATACGGCTACCTCTGGTGCGTCAATAACGAACCAGGCACGCCGAACCGCTACCCATCCGAGAAGGCGGCTTACGAAGCCCGCAAGGTGCTGCGTGAAACCATGACCAAGGAGGAGCGCGGGCGTTACATCAACGACGTGATGCCCCGGGTCCGTCAGGGCAACTTGGTTCAATCTGTCTCGGACCTGGTGAAGCGCGATGCCCACCGCTTCCGGAAGTTGCTGATGAAGGACAAACATTGGCTCGGCGTCTTCACCTGCGATCCGGATGGAACTCCGTGCGACAGCCTGGACGAGTCGGAGTTGATTGCACGACTTGACGCCATCAAGGACCTGTAGCCCGCGCCCGACAATCAGTGAATGACCACTGACATCCTCGACCTTCCCGGCTGGACCGTCCTTGCCAAACGCCTCGAAGACCATGAGTACGAGCTTGAAGCCGAGTACACCGTCAAGCCGACCGCCTGCCAGAAGTGCGGCGTGCTGGACCGGTTGTACCGGCACGGCACCAAGGACACCATCTACCGCGACAGCCCCATCAGGGGCCACGCAACCCGCATCCTGGCCCGCGTGCAGCGGTACAAGTGCCGGGAGTGCGGCGAGACGTTCCTGCAGCCCCTGGCGGGCATCCAGGAGGACCGCCGCATGACCGCCAGGTGCGCCGAGTACATCAAGGAGCAGTGCCTGCGGGACACCTTCACCAGCATCGCCGACCACGTTGGTTGTGACGACAAGACCGTGCGCAACCTGGCCGGCGAGTACATCGCCACCCTGGACGCCGCCTACAAGCCTTCCCTGCCGGCCTGGCTGGGCATCGACGAGACGCAGATCGACGGGAAGATGCGCTGCGTCCTGACCGACATTGGCGGTCGGCGCCCCATTGAGATGCTGGCCGACCGGGACAAGGGCACCCTGACGACCTGGCTGCACCGGCACAAGGAGCGCAAGCACGTCGAGGGCGTGGCCATCGACATGTGGCGCCCGTACCGCGACGTGGCCGGGACGATCTTCCCGGGCGTCCCCGTCGTGATCGACAAGTTCCACGTTGTCCGGATGGCGAACTACTGCATGGAGCGCGTGCGGATCAGGGTGGCCAAGACCCGCACCAAGGAGGTCCGGCGCGACTGGATGCGCTCCAAGGCCATCCTGAACAAGCGCGAGTCCACGCTGACCGAGAAGCAGGCGTTCAACCTGCGCATGTGGCTGGACAACGAGCCCGAGCTGGCCGACGCCTACCGGCTCAAGGAGAGCTTCTACGGCATCTACGGCATGAAGAAGCCGCAGGCCCTGGCTGCCTATGACGCCTTCAAGGGCGACGTGCCCCAGGCGCTCAAGGCCGACTTCAAGGTGCTGCTGACCGCGATGCGCAACTGGCGCCCGGAGATCACCGCCTACTTCGACCACCCGATCAGCAACGCCTACACCGAGGCATTGAATGGGGTGGCCAAGACGATCAACCGTGCCGGTCGGGGCTATAGCTTCGAGGTGCTGCGGGCACGGCTGCTGTTCGGCTCCAAGCCCCGAATACAACCACCAAAGGAGACACCCATCATGACCCGTGGTGAACAAGCACTGCAGCGCGCCCAACTTCTCAGGGCAGGGAATGGACGGTGCCAGTCGTGCAGCGGAGCGTTTGAACCGGCCTCGCTGTTCGTCCACCTGACCCCTGCTGTGGTCCCTGGCGAACATCGAAAGCCGATGCTTCTCTGCCAGAACTGCCACAGACGATTCCACACGGATGAGCTCAGCGGTCATGACTCAGATTCCACACACTAATCCGTTGAGCCGCAAGAGGTTGCGTTGGGGCTGACCCTGTCGCGTCAGGAGGCTGCGTGAGCGACTACGCCGCCTTCCTGCGGGAGAAGATCCGCCTCGCCCGCTTCGCCGGCTTCGAGGTCAGCGCCGACGAGATCAACCCGGTGCTGAAGCCGCACACGAAGGACATCGTGCGCTGGGCTTGCCAGGGTGGCCAGCGCGCGATCTTCGCCAGCTTCGGCCTGCACAAGACCGCGACGGCGCTGGAGATCATGCGTCTGATCGGCATCCACCGGCCCGGCATTCGCGGCATCGTGTGCCCGCTCGGCGTGCGCCAGGAGTTCACGCAGCAGGCCGCTCAGTTCTTCCGCGACGACTTCGCCGTGAAGGTGAAGTTCATCCGCAAGGACGCTGAGATCGACGACGAGCGGACCATCTACCTGACGAACTACGAGTCGGTGCGAGAGGGCAAGCTCGACGTCTCGAAGTGGCGAGCCTCGAACCTCGACGAGGCGAGCGTGCTGCGCAGCTACGGCAGCAAGACCTATCAGGAGTTCCTGCCTGCCTTTGCTCCCGTCGAGTTCAAGTTCGTCGCCACAGCCACGCCGAGCCCGAACCGATTCAAGGAGCTGATCCACTACGCCGGCTACCTGGGCGTGATGGACACCGGCCAGGCCCTGACGCGCTTCTTCCAGCGCGATAGCGAGAAGGCCGGCAACCTCACCTTGTACCCGCACAAGGAACAGGAGTTCTGGCTGTGGGTGGCGAGCTGGGCCGTCTTCATCCAGCGCCCGAGCGATCTCGGCCACAGCGACGACGGCTACGTGTTGCCCGAGCTGGACATGCGCTACCACGAGGTCACCAGCGACTACAGCAAGGCCGGGCACGAGCGCGACGGCCAGGCGCTGATGTTCACCGATCCGGCGCTGGGACTCTCGGCCGCGTCGACGGAGAAGCGCGACAGCATGCCCGGCCGTGTTGCCAAGGTGCGAGAGATCGTCGAGGCATCGCCCGAGGATCACTTCGTCATCTGGCACGACCTCGAGGCCGAGCGCCATGCGCTTCAGGAAGCCCTGCCCGAGGCGGTGAGCGTCTGGGGCACGCAGGACCTCGAAGAGCGCGAGCAGCGCATCGTCGACTTCGGAGACGGCCAGTACCGCCTGCTCTCGACGAAGCCGATCATCGCCGGCAGCGGCTGCAACTTCCAGCGCCACTGCCACCGCGAGATCTTCGCGGGCATCGGCTTCAAGTTCAACGACTTCATTCAGGCCGTGCACCGCGTGCAGCGGTTCGGCCAAGCCCATCCCGTCCGCATCGACGTGATCTACAGCGAGGCCGAGCGCGAGGTACTCCGCACGCTGCTCGCGAAGTGGGCGCAACACGAGGAGATGCAGAAGACCATGAACGAGATCATCCGACGCTATGGCCTGAGCCAGCTCGCGATGCAGGAGACGCTCGCGCGCAGCCTGGGCATCGAGCGAATCGTCGTCAGCGGCGAGCGCTTCACCGTAGCGAACAACGACTGCGTGGAAGAGGCGAAGCTGCAGGCCGAGAACAGCCTCGACCTGATCGTCACGTCGATCCCTTTCGCGAACCACTACGAATACAGCGCGAGCTTCAACGACTTCGGCCACACCGACAGCAACGACCACTTCTGGGCCCAGATGGACTTTCTCTCGCCCGAGCTGCTGCGCGCGCTGAAGCCCGGCCGGCTGGCGTGCATCCACGTGAAGGACCGGATCCTGTTCGGCAACACCGAGGGCACCGGCGCTCCGACCGTGAGCCCGTTCCACGCGGAGGCGATCTTTCACTTCAAGCGCCACGGCTTCGACTACATGGGCATGGTCACCGTCGTGACCGACGTGGTGCGAGAGAACAATCAGACCTACCGTCTCGGCTACACCGAAATGTGCAAGGACGGCACGAAGATGGGTGTCGGCTCGCCGGAGTACGTGCTGCTCTTCCGCAAGCCTCAGAGCGACCGGACGAAGGGCTACGCGGACACGCCGGTGCGCAAGTCGAAGAGCGAGTACAGCCTCGCCCGCTGGCAGGTCGACGCGCACGCCTTCTGGCGCAGCAGCGGCGATCGGATTCTCACGGCGGAGGAGCTGGCCAGCTACGGCCCGGGCAAGCTTGCGAAGGCCTTCACCGAGTTCAGCCTGGCCAACGTGTACGACTTCGAGTTCCACGTCGACATCGGCGAGGAGCTGCAGGTGCGCGGCGCCTTGCCATCGACCTTCATGAGCCTCGCGCCGGGCTCGCACTGTGCGGACGTCTGGCACGACGTGACGCGCATGCTGACCCTGAACGGTGAGCAGTCGCGCCGGGCCGTCGAGAAGCACGTCTGCCCGCTGCAGTTCGACATCGTCGACCGGCTGATCGAGCGGTACAGCATGGCCGACGAGCTGGTCTATGACCCGTTCCACGGGCTCGGCACTGTGGGCGTACGCGCGATCAAGCTCGGGCGCCGCGCGGGCGGTAGCGAGCTCAATGCCGCGTACTTTCTCGACCAGGTGCACTACCTGCAGGCCGCTGAGCGCGAGTTCGCGATGCCGGCGCTGTTCGACCTTGATCAACTGGAGGCTGCATGAACACCAACAAGACCGAGCAGGCACTGACGCGCGAGGCTATGAAGCCCGGCGGCCGGTACAACTGGAAGAATCAGCCCGAGCGGCTGGTCTACCTCGGCCGATACGGCGGGTGGCACCAGTTCAGGAAGATCGGTGATCCCCGCGACGTGTGGTGCGAGGTGCTCGACGCTGACTTGCACATGCTGGAGGAAACCGTCGACCTCGCCGCGCAGCCCGCACCGGTGGAGCATGAGACTCTGACGGACGCAGCCCGCGACGTGCTGGCCGAGCGCCAGCGCCAGATCGAGGAACTGGGCTGGCTGCACGACCACGATGACGAATACGAGCAGCGCGAGCTCGCCTTCGCCGCGTCCTGCTATGCCGTGGCGAACAGCGGGGCCACCATGCCACCCGAGTGGCCGTGGCCACCCGAGTGGTGGAAGCCGAAGGACCGCCGCCGCAACTTGGTCCGCGCTGCGGCGCTGCTGCTGGCGGAGATCGAGCGCCTGGATCGCGCTGCGGCCGCGCACCAAGAGAAGCCATGAGCCTCTTCCAGTGCCAGCACTGCGGCTGCTGCGAGAACACCGCGCTCTCGTGGCAGGGCTTCTCTCCGTTCATCGCCGATGAGTGCGATTGGACCGGCATCGAGGACCGCAAGGGGAAGCAGCTGTGCAGCGCGTGCGGGCCAGCCAAGTTCGTCGACGGAGCGTCGACCGAGTGCGGCAAGTGGCACGACAAGTTCGCACGCGTCTTCCTGCCGAAGGGGCTGTTCCGCACAGCGCGCAACGGCAACCTGGAGCACGTCGAGAGCGGCGACCAGGACTTCAGGGCCTACGCCATCGAGCATCCGAAAGAGGTTCAGTGATGGTCGACCGCATCGATCCCGACCGAATCGAGGTGATCGGAGGCAAGCCCGGCGACAAGGAGCGCTACCTGAAGAGCGACTTCCTGATCCGCAGCGGCATGTGCCCGAACGGCCACGGCCTGCTGCAGCTCGGCGGCTGGGGCCAGCAGTGCACGACGTGCGGCTTCACCTGCAACACCCTTCCGGAGCTGACGAAGCAATGAAAGAGCGCCCCATCCTCTTCAGCGCGCCGATGGTGCGCGCCCTGCTGGCAGGCACGAAGACGCAAACGCGTCGACTGTGCAAGGCCGGCAAGGTGCACGACGACGGCGATGACTACCGTGACGATGACGGATGGCCGCTGTTCGATGCGAGCCGCGACGGTTGCGGTGACGTGCGCATAGCCAGCCCCTACGGCCAGCCCGGCGACCGCCTGTGGGTCCGCGAGACCTTCGCCAAGGTCGATGGCCAGACGCAGCCGTGGATCGAAACCGACTACCGCGCCACCTACACCCACGGTGATCGCCTCGGCGACACGCTGGGCATCAAGAAGCGTTGGACGCCGGCCATCCACATGCCGCGTGCCGCCT